CAGCAGCGCGCCCGCGTTGCCATCACCTCGGCTGCCGACGAAGCCCAGGCCGAGCAGCAGCTCGCCACCGAGCTGGAACAGGTGCGCATCCGCCTGCTGGAAGCGCAGGGCAAGTCCGCCGAAGCCCGCACACTGGCCATTCAACATGAATTCGAAGGGCTGTCGAAGCGCCTTGAAATCGAGGGCGATGCGGCCGGCCAGGCGATCGTCTCGAAGCTGATCAATGTCGAGGCCGCCAGGGTGCAGCTCGATGCGCTGCAGCAGCAGGTCGACCAGGCCGTCTCGCGCCTTTCCAATACCGAGCAGGGAATCCAGGCGCAGCAGATCGCCGGTGCGCTGACCGAGCTGCAGGCGCGACAGCAGATCGTGGCGGCGCACAAGGAGGCCGCTGCCGTTATCGAGGACACTATCCCCAAGGCCGAGACGCTCGCCGCTGCCATCGGCAGCGAGGAGGCGCTGGCGGGGGTCGATCGAATGAAGACCGCGCTACAGGAAGTCAGCACGGTGGTTGATGGCATGGCTCCGTTATGGAATAGCATCGGCCAGGATTTCGGCGCCGCGCTCGACAGCATGCTCACCACGACAGATGACTGGCGCACTGTGATGGCCGATCTGTTTCAGCAGCTTTCGAATTCCTTCCTGCAATTTCTAGTCATCGAGCCGTTTCAGGAGTGGGTTGCCATGCAGGCGCGAATGCTGGCACTCAAGATCGGATTTAACCAGTCTGAACAGGCGGCGGATGCCGCCAGCAGTGCGGAAACAATAGCCACAAAAACCGCAGAAACCACAGCCGTTGTGACGATGGATGCGGCGCAGGCAGGAGCCGGTGCCGCCTCGTCACAGGCATCGATTCCCTATGTTGGTCCGGCGCTCGCGCTGGCTGCAATGGCGGCGATGGTGGCTGCGGTTCTGGGGCTGCTCGGCGGCATCAAGAAGTTCTCAGTAGGCGGAGAGGTTCCCGGTAGCGGTAGCGGTGACCGTGTGCCGTCGATGCTGGAGCCGGGTGAATTTGTTGTGCGCAAGGCCGCAGTGCGTAACGTCGGTGTGCAATTTCTTAATCACCTCAACGGCGTTGTTTCGCCGCCTCGCCTGAACGCCGGGCGGCTTGGTTTCGCCGCGGGCGGTGTCGTGCCCGCGCCGATTACGGTGCCGCATGCGCCGGTGCAGCAGGCCGCGGCGTCGGGCGGGGCTCCGCAATCGGTGCGCATGGTGCTGCTCGATGACCGCTCCAACATCGGCGACTACCTGGCATCCAGCGACGGCGAGAAGGTGCTGGTGCAGACCCTGCGGCGCAACAGCATGACCATCAAGCAGATCCTCGGATAATCCTATGGAGGCTTTCCCTTTCGCTCCCAACTGGATGGAACCGGTCACCGAGCGGCTGGAGTGGCTCACCGACGTCATCGAGGGCCATGACGCCACCGAGGAGCGCACGCCGCTGCGCACCCTGCCGCGACGCACCCTGGAATACCGCCTGCTCGCGCCCCGTGATGCGGTCGGTTTGCTCGATGCGCTCGTGTGGCGCTGGCAGGCGGATCAATTTGTGTTGCCTATCTGGACAGATCCGCAAAATCTTGCGGCCGCGCTCTCCGCCGGTGCGAGCACGATCCCTGTCACGACGACGGATTATGACTTTAGCGCGCCGGGTTATGCGGTGCTCTGGCGCAGCTGGTCGAGTTATGAAGTCGTCACCGTGGACAGCCTGAGCGCCGTCGACCTGACTCTCTCCTCGCCGCTCGCTGCCGACTGGCCGGCCGGTACGCGGATTTATCCGGCGCGCCTGGCGCGCCTCGGCGGCGCTGCAAAAGCGGACTATCACACAGCGGCGGTGGCCAACACGACGCTGCGCTTCGAGATCGAGCCGGCCACCATCACTGCCGCCGCCGGGGCGATGTCATACCGCAGCGTGGAAGTGTTCGACCGTGCCCATAACTGGGTAGAGCCGAAGGCCATAGAATATGACCGCAAGATCGAGCGCTTCGATTATGACCTCGGGCTTGTTACGGTCGACGATCTTTCAGGGCTTCCGCAAACTCGCCGCGGTCACCGGGTGCTGCTGCGATCGCGTGCCGACATCGTCGCCTGGCGCGGCTGGCTTGCGGAACGCCAGGGGCGCTATGCGCCGGTGTGGGTGCCCTCCCGGACCTGCGATCTGGAGCAGGCGCAGGCCATCACCAGCGGATCGGTCACCCTGAAGGTGAAGGCGCTCTCCTATGAAGACCGTTATCGGCTGGATACCGGACGGCGCGATCTCGCTCTGAAACACCTACCGACCGGCGCCTGGTATTACCGGCGCATTAACGCCGTGGCCGCCGGGGATCCGGGCGAGGAGAATCTCACGCTGGATTCATCGCTCGGCGTCGCGGCCGCGCTTGGCGAACTCGCCCCCATCAGCTGGTTGACGCTTTCGCGCCTGGAGGCGGACGCGGTCGAGATCGCCTGGCACACGGCCGGCGTCGCCGAGTGCAGCCTGAACCTGCGGAGCGTGCGCGAATGACGACACCCGTCGAACTCTACCGGTTCGCAATCGATGCGGATGTCTGGACCTGGACAAGCGGCGACGTGGCGGTCACCTACAACGGCGACACCTACGAGCCAGAGAGCATCCAGCGCGACAAGATGGAACAGACCAGGGAGATCAACCGGGCGAACATCAAGATCACGCTGCCAAGAACGAACGCGATCGCTGCGCTTTATCTGAACACGGTGCCGGATTGGCCGGCGAGCGTGACGATTTACCGCCAGATCGGCGCGACTACAGCGGTCTACTGGAAAGGGCGGATCGCAGGATCCAGCGCCACCGGGAGCGCCATAGAACTCGACTGTGAATCGGCCTTTAGTTCGCTGCGCCGTCCCGGACTGCGCCGAAAATACGAATTCAAGTGCGACCATGCCTTGTATCATCGTGGCTGTCGCTTGGACATTAATGACTGGCTGACAAGAGGGCTGATAGACACTAACGGCGGCACGACGCTGGTGATACCCGAGGCGGCGACCCATGCCGATGGCTACTTCACCAATGGCATCGTGCGCGACCCGAACGGCGTCACCCGCTGGATCACCAGCCATGTCGGCGAAACCATCACCATTACGCGCGCATTCCTCGACATGGACGCGGCGATCGCGGCGGCCGGCTACGGGCTGAGCTACGGGATCGCCTATGGCGGATACAGCGTGACTCTGCACCCGGGATGTGACCGCACCAAGGAAACCTGCAAGGACAAGTTCGACAATATCCTGAACTTCGGCGGCTGCCCCTGGATCCCAGTGAGGAATCCGATGGGCGGAAAGAGCATCACCTAGGGGATCTGAATGTATTGGTATATCGCGGTTGCAGTGATCGCCCTGGCTGCCAGCTACCTTCTGCGCCCATCCGTAAAAACGCAGAGCATTAAACCAGGCAATATCCAGTCGCCAACGGCAGAGGTAGGAAGAGAGATTCCGGTGCTATTTGGCACCAGGGACATCGAGAGCCCGAACACCTTGTGGTATGGAGATTTAAAAACAATAACGATCGACACCAATGGCGTTGACGTCGGCACGAAATACAAGCTCGGCATGCACCACGCGCTGTGCCACGGCCCGGTGGATTACCTGCGCCGGATTCGCGTCGACGAGAAAGTCGCCTGGCTGGGCGAGAGCGCCGGCGGAACCATCGCGATCGACAAACAGCACCTCTTCGGCGGCAAGAAAAAAGAAGGCGGCGTGAAGGGCAGTCTCGACTTCGAGATGGGTGGACCGGCGCAGACGCAGAATGCCTACCTGCTCGCCCAGCTCGGTGATTACATTCCGGCGTTCAGGGGGATCACGGCGGCGGTGCTCAACCAGATGTACATCGGAACCACGCCCTATGTAAGGCCGTGGGAATACCGGATGCAGCGAATCCACACCATCCAGGATGGCGACGCACAATGGTATGACGCCAAGGCGGCGATCGGGCTTGGTGCGTCCTATGGCGTTTCCACGGGATTTGGAATCAACACGAGTGGCTGGGAATACCAGATTGGAGCCGAGGAGGCGAGCCCGGGAACAACGAACCTCACGCCACCGACAAGCGGATGGACGTCCGGAGGAGTGATGCCCTTCGGCAGCGGAATACCTGACGCCGGGACTGAATGGCCAGAGGCCACCGTGCTGTGGGCGAAAAAAACATTCACGGTCATGGCCGGCAAGTCATACACGCTGACTATTTCGTTTGAGAACGGCGGCATTGTATGGGTTAACGGTACCCAGGTGGCATACGAAAACACAGCAAATTCAGTGTTCCACACTGGCGCGCCGAATTACACAGATTGGCCTATTTCGGAGGCGCTCACGGCAACCGGAGAAATCGAGGTAATCATAAAGGCCTTTGACGAGATCGACGTCGTTCACGTGGCCACCTGGGCGTACATTTCGATGGCGTTCAGCGGCACCTTTGACGAGTACGACATCAACCCGGCGCACCTGATCAGGGAGTGCATAACAAACCAGGATTGGGGGATGGGGTACGCGCAAGCCGACATCAACGACACGTCGTTTATGGCGGCTGCGGATACGCTTTACAACGAGGGATTCGGGATGAGTCTCCTCCGGGATCAACCGGAGGCCATCGAGGATTTTATTTTTGACGTTGTGCGCACCATTGACGCGGCGCTTTACGTTGATATCGCCACCGGGCTGTGGACCCTCAAGCTCATCAGGGACGATTACGACGAGGGCAGCCTGCCGGAACTGACGACCTCGAATGTAGAGCGAATAGAGGACTTCACGCGGCCCAACTTCGGCGAGCTCATCAACCAGGTGACGGTGAAATATTGGGAGAGCGCTCAGAGCCAGGACCAGGCGGTTACGGTAACCGACGATGCGCTCGTGCAGATGCAGGGGCAGGTGATAGGCCAGACGAATAATTACCCTGGGATAACCAACCAGGCTATGGGTACCACCGTCGCCAGGCGCGACCTTCAAGCCCTCTCCAAGCCGTTTGCTTCCTGCACCATTTACAGCACCAGGGCAATCGGCGATCTGCGCGAAGGGGACCCATTCAAACTTATATGGCCAGATTATGGCCTCGACGCCGGCATGATTATGCGGGTGGTCGAAATCGGCTATGGTGATGCGAAAGACGGAAGAGTACGCATCCGGGCAACAGAGGATGTTTTCTCAACACCTGTTTATACATTCAGCGTGCCAGCCACATCCGACTGGATATCGCCGGTCAGCGACCCGGCGGCGGTGACGGACAGGCTCGTCCAGGAGGCACCGTATTATTGGATGCTGAAAGACCGTGGTGCGGCAGAAGCAGACAACCTGCTCGCCATCGATGCCGGCGCCGGCTTTATCATCGCAACCGGAGACAGCCCGACCGGCGACGCCATCGACATCACGCTGGCCACGGACCCTGGCGGCGGATATACAGAATACGATAGTGCCGCGTATTTTTGCCCGACGGCGCAGCTGGCAGCAGCGCTCATCCAGGAGGTCGGGCCGAGCACGGTGGCGATCGATACTGGAGTCGACATCGACGAGGTGGAAGTCGGCTCCCTTGCCCAGATCGACGACGAGATTCTGCGCGTCGACTCCATTAGCGACACCATCGCCATTTTCGGGCGAGGAGTGCTCGACACGGTACCGGCGCCGCATGCCGACA